CTATGCTGAATTAATTTTAGAACTTGTTTATGGGGAAAATAAAACTTAAAGGAGAAAAGGAGCAAGACATGGCACTACCCTCAGATTACCAAACCTTCATACATCTTTCTAGGTATTCTCGTTGGCTTGAAGAAGACAACCGTAGAGAAACTTGGGAAGAAACTATTTCAAGACTTATAAACTATTTTAAATATCATATAGAAGATAATCTTGAAATTAAATTATCTGAAGAAGACGGTGAAATATGGAACGAACTTTACAGAAGTATATATGCTTTAGAAGTTATGCCTAGCATGAGAGCTATGATGGCTGCAGGACCAGCATTAGAAAGAGAAAATATTGCAGGATATAATTGTTCTTATATACCTATAGATAGTCCTCGATCTTTTGATGAAGTGCTGTATATTCTCATGAATGGAACAGGGGTAGGATTCTCTGTAGAAAGACAGTATGTAAATAATCTTCCTACCATTCCTTATACAGAAATGGAAGAGACTGATGATGTAATTAGTGTGGCTGATTCTAAAGAAGGATGGGCTAGAGCATTTAAAGATTTAATATCTTATTTGTACTCAGGAAGAGTTCCTCAAATCAATATGGATAAGGTAAGACCAGCAGGTTCTAGGCTTCATGTCTTTGGAGGAAGAGCGTCAGGACCAGATCCTCTTAAAGAATTATTTAATTTTACCATCAACAAATTTAAACAAGCAAAGGGTAGAAAACTTACTTCATTAGAGTGCCATGATATTGTTTGTAAGACAGGTGAAGTGGTAGTTGTTGGTGGAGTAAGAAGGTCTGCTTTGATATCTCTTTCTAATGTTTCAGATGATAGACTAAGATCAGCAAAGAAAGGACAGTGGTGGGAAACGAATCCAGAAAGATCACTGGCTAATAACTCTGCTGTCTATACAGATCCACCAGATACAGCTACCTTTATGAAGGAATGGTCTTCTCTTTATGAAAGTAAATCAGGTGAGAGAGGGATGTTTAACAGACAATCTGCTCAACTTAAATCTAAAAGTAATGGAAGAAGGGAATGGGAAATTGACTTTGGAACTAATCCTTGCTCTGAAATTATTCTTCGTCCTAATCAGTTTTGCAACCTAACAGAGGTTGTGTGTAGGGTAGACGATACCAGAGCAACACTTAAAAAGAAAATTAGAATGGCTACCATTTTAGGAACTATCCAAGCTACCATGACAAAGTTTGGCTACTTGAGAAAGAGGTGGCAAACCAATACAGAAGAAGAAAGACTTCTAGGTGTATCACTTACAGGTATCATGGACTGTAAACTTCTTAATGGAACTTATAATAATGAAGTAAAACTAGAAACTTTACTTACTTCTCTTAAAGATTATTCAATAGAAATAAATAAAGAATGGTCTTCTAAATTAAATATACCTCAATCTACTGCAGTTACTTGTGTTAAACCTTCTGGAACAGTGAGTCAGTTAGTAGACAGTGCCTCTGGTATTCATGCAAGACACTCCCCATATTATATAAGAACAGTGCGTGGAGATATTAAAGATCCTCTTACACAGTTTATGATGGCTTCTAATATACCTCATGAACCTGACCAGATGCGACCTGACAGCACCGTAGTATTTTCATTTCCTATGAAGTCTCCTGAAAATGCTATACATAGAAACGATCAAGGTGCTATCCAACAGCTTGAGTTGTGGAAAATGTATGCAGAAAAATGGTGCGAACATAAACCCTCTGTCACCATCTCTGTAAGAGAACATGAGTGGGTGGGTGTAGGTTCATGGTGTTGGGATAACTTCAACTATCTATCAGGAGTATCCTTCCTTCCCCACAGTGACCACAGTTATAAACAAGCACCATATCAAGATATAGCAAAGAAAGAATATGAAAAATATGCTGCTAAATTTCCTACAAATATTGATTGGTCTAAGCTTCCAGAGTGGGAGAAAGAAGATACAACAAAAGGAACACAGCAGTTAGCTTGCACCGCAGGAGTGTGTGAGATTGTAGATATATAAAAAAAATACTTGACTAGAAAGTAAGACTATGAGACAATCTTATTGAAGTGCCTCAATGGGCTTCAAGTTTTAACTCGCTAACAAAGGAGAAATATTATGAATATGCTTATGTCTAGTAACAGAATTAGTCCTGAGTTTTGGAAAGGATACTGGAAACACTCGATTGGTTTTGATAGAATGGTTAATACCATGCTAAATGGTATAGAATCTGATGCTTTTTTTGAGAGTAACTATCCTCCCCACGATATTGTTAAAACATCAGATGTTAATTGGAAAATAATTTTAGCTGTGGCAGGATTTAAAGAAGAAGAAATTACTGTAGAGCAGAAAGAAAATATCCTGACAATCACAGGAGACTCACATACTGACGGTGAGTATGTGTTTAAGGGTATAGCCACACGAAAATTTAGAAAAGTTTTTCCTCTTGTTGAAGCTGCCGAAGTTACCCAAGCTGCGTTAAAAAATGGGTTACTAGAAATTAATATTAATGTAGCAATTCCAGAGGAACAAAAGCCGAAGCTGATCCCCATTAACAACAGCTAAAGCTTTTAGAAAGGGGTGGGGGTTAGCTCCATCCTCACTCCTTTCTTTTATATAGGAATTAAAAATGGGTGATTTACATATTCTTACAAAAAAAGAAGAGCAGGAAGAAGCAGAACCTATAAGTTGTGAGGTGTGTTCTCAGTGGGATACACTCTCAGCTCATTGGTTATTGTATTCAGATGGTAGTATGAGATGTATCACCTGTGGAACACCCTATGATCTCGTAGATGTAGATACAAAAGAGGAAAGTAAATGAATCAACGACTAGATACTATCTACATAGGATATGATAAAAGAGAAAAAATATACTTTGATGTTCTTGTAGAATCTATTAAAAGAAATTGTAAAGATACATATAATATAGTTCCCCTTTATGAAGACAGTTTACGCAGGATGGGTTTGTATTGGAGAGGGTTTGAAGTTCAAGAGGGAGTCAACTATGATCTCCAAAAGTTTGATTATCTTGATAAAAAACCTTTCTCAACTGATTTTAGTTTTACTAGATTTCTTGTTCCCATGCTCAATCAATATGAAGGTTATGCTCTCTTCATGGACTGTGATATGTTTATCAGAGCAGACCTAAAAGAAGTTTTTGATTTAGCAAAAAAAGATAGTGATACACCTTTATGGTGTGTTCACCATGATTATGTTCCCAAAGATAATGTAAAGATGGATAACAAATTACAAGAGTCTTATTCTAAAAAGAATTGGTCAAGTTTTATGCTATGGAATTGTAACCATGATGCACATAAAGAACTAACAGTAGGAGATGTTAATACTAAAACAGGCTGGTGGCTTCATAATTTTCAGTGGCTTGATTGGCGTAATCATAGTAAGAATCCTATTGGACAAATAGCTCCTGAATGGAACTGGTTAGATGGACACTCCGCAGAAACAATTGAACCCTGTAATGTTCACTTTACTACAGGTGGTCCTGCTTTTGAAAACTGGGAATTTAAAAGGGATATTGAAAAAACTTATGTAGAAGAGTGGAGGCAATTATTTAAAGAAATACAAATGGAAGAGGTGATGAGTTAATGTTAAATTTTATTACTACGTTTTCTGAAGACGGTTATGCAACCTATGCCAGAAATATGTTAGAAAGCGTTAAAGAAAATTGGGGAGAAGGACTTCACCTCACAGCTTTTTATCACGATTTTAATATAGCAGATTATGATTATCCTGTTAGTGATAATATTACTTATAGAAATCTAAATGAAATTCAAGACCTTCATGAGTTTAGAAATGAACACAAAGATCATGACGGTACAATGGGAGGTAAAGTTCCCTATAACTGGAGAGTAGATGCTGTAAAGTTTTGTCATAAAGTGTTTGGTCTTACAGAACTAGCATTTGAAATGGCAGAGGAATCAAAAAGTGCAGGGTGGTTGATATGGTTAGACGCTGATACCTATACAATCAAACCTGTTACAGATAAACATTTTATTCCTCATCTTAATCCTAAAGCAGAATTTGTTTATATGGATAGAAAAAACTTTGAGTTTGCAGAAACTTCTTTCATGGCTTTTAATTTAAACTTTAGACCACCCCTTGATTTGTTAGGAGATTTACGAGGGTTTTATATGTCTGGAGAAGTAACCACTTATAGAGAGTGGCATGATGGCTTTGTTATCTCTCGTCTTATTAATATTTATAAAGCTCATGGGTTAAAAGTAGTGGATCTCACAGGGCATTTAGATACTATTGTAAGTCATTTAAGTGGTCCTCAAGCTTTTGATTCTTCTTTCTTAGGAGATATTATGGTTCACCAGAAAGGAGAAAAGAAGCACTCTGAATATGGTAGCCCTGATACACGAAGTAATCTACGATACAAAAAATTAGGTGAGATTATACAATACTGTGCTCCACAAAAAATTGTAGAAGTAGGAGGATGGGATAGTCAAAGAGCAATAGGAAGTTGTAATAAAGCCTTTGAAAAAAATAAATCTGTAACTTATATTTTATTTAATGATTTTAAATCTGTTAATTATAATAAAGCTACTGCTCTTTTTAATTCTTATAAAGAAGATAGAAAGAGTAAAGGATTAGAGTTTAACTTCTCTCTTATAAAAGGAGAGATTGATGAAGAGCTGGTTAAGGATGCAGACTATACATTCATAGGTGGGTTTGATGAACCAGAAGATTTTAATACAGCCTTTGAAAAACTTAGCCACTCTCCCCTTTGTGTATTAGATAAAGTATTTACTCCTGATAAAGATAAAACCTTACCTAATGAAAAATACTTAGCTCCTGTAAAAACTTTAGAAAAGTTTGAAGCAACAAAGAAATACATTCTTCCTTCAGAGGATGAAGTAACAGGAGGAGGTAGATGTCATATAGCAGTTATCATTAATTCAGGTAATATAGACGCATTACCTAGAGAACTTTTACAAGTTCCTATTATTGTTAATCCTAAAGACTGTGTAGAAAAAGAAGATATTATGGGGAACGTAAGAGAAAATATGAAGCTCATACATTCTACACATTGGGTAGACAAAGCAAAGAATACTAAAGATGTAGGTATCATAGTCTCTGGAGGACCAAGCACTGATTGGGATAGATTACGTGAGGTAATAAAAGAAGAAGAAAAACTAGGAATAAAGGCACGTATTATGTGTGTTAAACATTCTCTCCCCTCTCTTGTAAAGAATGGATTTAAACCTTGGGGATGTACTATTCTTGATCCTCGCCCCATTACAGGAAAAAGTACACATGGTATTGTAAGAAAGAGTCTCTTTAAAAAGTTTGATAAAGATACATTATTCTTTGTTGCCTCCATGACTGAACCTTCTGTTACTCGTTACTTGCTTGAGCGTAAGGCTAAAATTATTGGATGGCATGCTTATACTCAAGCTCTTCAACAGAATCTTGATGAACACAAGAAAGCACAGGGTACAGGAAAACCTCCTAAACTTATTGTAGAAAAAGATTTAGGAATAAAAGAAGGTGCAACTCTTATTACAGGAGGAACTTGTGCAGCTATGAGAACGATAGGTATCATGCACACTCTAGGCTTTAGAAGATTTCATCTGTTTGGTTTTGATTGTAATGTTGATGAACCTTCTAAAGAAGATAAGACTGCTTTTGGTGAAGAGGGTGCTCCAAAGTTTATGCAAGTTTCTGTAGATGACCAACCCTTCTGGACTACAGGAGAACTGTTGGCTATGGCACAGGATTGCGAAAAGATATTTGAAAGAGATGATGTAGATATGGATCTTTCCTTTCATGGAGAAAACACTTTAGTTGCTGCGTTATGGAACAAATCAAAAGCACAGCAAAAAGAAACCTATCAAGAACTACTTAATATAGGAGATTAATTATGTTAGGAATTGTAGATACAGTTGCAGGTGTAGTAGATAATGTTCTTGATAAATTTATTGAGGACAAAGACCTTAAAACAAAACTTAATCATGAGCTAAAGAAAAGTGTGCAAGATGCAAACCTTGCTCAGATACAAGCAAACATTGAACAAGCTAAACACGCAAGCATATTTGTAGCTGGAGCTAGACCTGCTATCATGTGGGTCTGTTGTTTTGGTTTGGCATGGCAATTTGTTCTTCAGCCTATTGCTGTATGGGTAATCAATGTAACTGATAATACATTACCCCTCCCATTAATTCCCACTGAAGGACTTCTTCCCCTAACTTTGGCGTTACTTGGCTTGGGTGGAATGAGAACCGCAGAAAAGTGGAAGGGTAAGGCTAGAAACAACATGAAAAACTAAGAAATCTTTCTCAAGGCTGATATAAGCCCATACAGAAAGATCATTATTCTCAGGTATGTTGCCCTACGAACACCTTCAAATCGTTCTGTGTGACGATTTATGGGGCATCTTTTTTAAGGAAATAGCTAATGTTGAATGAAAAGCAGGAAAAATTCGCTCAAGCATACATTATTCATAGAAATGCTACAGAAGCTGCTAAAGCTGCTGGATACTCAGATAGGTCTGCTGCCAATCAAGGTTATAGACTTATAAATAATCCTGCGATTGCAGAACGAATTGAAGATTTAGAAAAAGAACTTCAGACAAATATAGATGTGGTAGATGAAATAGAAAACCAATATACATTTGCAAAAGCAAATGGACATACCAACAGTGCTATCAAAGCACTGGAACTTTTATCGAGAGTGAGGGGATCAAAAGGAGATTCTGAAAAAGAACTTAATAAGAAAGAACTCAAGGAAGAGATCATTAAGTTTATGGAGATTATTGGAAAGGAAGAAGTGGAAGAGATATACAAGAAGTGTGCGTTTGATTAAACACTAAAACTTTCTCCACATCCACACTTGGATTGTGCATTAGGATTCTCAATCTTTAGTATTGCACCAAAGACATCTTTAGAGTAATCTACCACAGCACCTAATACATACATTACAGCAAGAGGATCAATAAATAATGTTCCAGTTGTCAGAGATATTTTTTCATATTCTTCCTTATTATTGGCATCTTCTAACAAAGACCATTCATAAGAAAATCCTGCACATCCTCCTCCTCTTACGGACAACAATACACCCTCGCAATCTTTGGAAGAACTTACGATACTGGATAAATGTTCATTAGCGTTGGGAGTTATCTCTATCATTTATAAGACCATATCCAAGGGCGATGGTGGACTTTACTTTTAACTACATCATCTACATGAATGAAGCGACTTTCATAATCGCCTCGTTGTTGAACTCCAATACCTGTCATGCCATTATCCATAGCTAGTCTTACTAATGTATAAGCATCTTTTCCATGACATAAAATATCTACAGCTCTTCCTAATAAATGAGGGGAGTGTCTTGCCCCATTGATTGAACTGTTATGAGCTTGACTTCTAAAACCAGAACTTATAATCATTGGTTTATTAAATTTCTTTCTTAATCTTACAAGCTTTTTCATGAACTCTTCATTCATTTCACATTCATCTGTTCCCCTACATGACAATTCTTTTTCACTAAAAAACTCCCATCTATTCATTTAGACAACATCCTTTCTATAAATGCATCCATTTTACTATCTAGTTTATCAAACCTGTTCATTATCTTTTTAACATCTTCTTCTGTTTCTTTTCGAGTAGCATAGTTCTTTGCAAGCTCTTCTCTGGTATCTGCTAATCTACGCTTGGCTTCATTAATCTGTTGACTTACACCTCTTATCCACCACATAAAGCCACCTCCTGCCAGCGTTAATATGAGATTCCATATCATCGTAGGGTCAGTATTCATATTCCTACTCCTCATTCTTTAATCTAATAGCTTTAAAAGAATTATTTAATTGTAATAAATCACTAATAACTTCTCCACTAAGCCCACCCTGCTGATATGCTCTTGTACGAAACAATTTTTCCATTTCAGGAATATCTATAGGAGTAAAGTTTCCATAAACAGCCTGTAAGATTTTATTAAAAGTTGCTTGATCTATAGGAGTTCCTCTTTGACCATACTTTGTTAAAGCTAAACGCAAAGGTTCTAAATCTGTTGTAAAATCCATACCTAAAGTTGCATACTCATCTAATAAATTTTTAAGTCTTAGTTGTCCATCATAAGCTTGTTCATTAGCTTCTGCATACGCATCATAGATACCTTCAGTATATTGTGGTCCTAAATTTTGTTGGTTTAAATACTGATTAAATTCAGAAGTAGCATCATTAGATTCTCTTATAGCTCGTCTAAGTCCTATATCCATACCTCTTGTTAAATCCACCTGTGTAGATTTTAATCCTAAGAAGTCTGCAATATTCATAGACTCAGGATCAGCTAAACTACCTGTATCCCTAAACTCTCTTCCTGTAGGCTCTAGTCCTTCTACCATACCTGTAGGATCAATACCTTCAAAATAAGAAGCAAGGGGAACTTCCATTCCTCGTTCTGCTGCAATAGATTCTTGTTGAGCTACTCTTCTTTCTAAGTAATCTAAGAAGCCAGGTTTAAAGGGTTGTACTGCAAGAGCAGATAAATTTCCAAAGATACCACCTAGATTTCTCTGTAATGC